GCCAGCCACTTCATCGGGTGTTAGTTTTAACCCTACATCTGGCTCACCTGTGCAACCGTAATATTCACGGTAGCAATGCGCTACACCTTCATAATCAATAGCGTACCAATGAATACTAAACGGCTTACTAAAACCCCAGTCCATAGAACGAACCCGTATCCAACCTTTAGGAATTTTAAAAGGTTCTTCTACGTGTATATTTCTGTTAAATTCCGTAAATACTTGCCCTATGAACACATCCCAATCACCATATAAGAACGCTTTCTTTTCTTGCTCTGGTAACGCTTCTAAACGTTTGACATAATTCGGATCGTTCGCCATAAGAACATAGTTATCGTAAACTTGCGCCGGTATAAACACCTTTTCAAGTCCAGTAGTTTCATCAATAACAGGATTTTCTCCATAATTTGTGGCTTCTACATATTTACGTTTCACCCAACCATGTCCACGGCCACCGGGGTTACAACTACCACGAAAACGAACAGGAAACCCTTTGGCACTACGAAGGCAAGCCGTTAATAATTCGGCCGTGCGTTCCGTATGTTTGGTTAATTCGTCAATTCCTAGATAATCAAATTCTTGTCCCTGATAACCCTCGGCATCTTTGTCATTCTTCACATAACGGAACAATACTTGACTGCCATTCTTTAATGTCGCTATGTGTTTCTGGTCGGAATACTTATATAATTCCGGCGGTACGCTTCGTATCCATTCACGGATAACATTGGCTTCTAAATTCGGATATGTTTCACGGAATATATAACAATGGCTACCCGGATATGTTAAGGCGTAAATGAACACGTCCATGATCAATGACTTTGTTTTACCACCACCACGAGCGCCACCATATACCGCATATGGTGCTTTTGTGTTGTGGAATATATTTTGTTTTTCATTCGGTTTATAGTCGATTGTTATTTCCATATTTGATAGATTTATACAAAAAATGAGATATATCGCCGTGGATATACCTCATTTAATGATAGATTTATGCAATTACCTATTATTCTTTATTCATATTACTAAACACAACCTTAATCGGTTCACCGTCCGCGCCGCTGATTTCTTGCTTATCAGTAAATAGCTTATAACGTTTGCCAAGCAATTCGGCAGCTTTTAGCCTATCATTCAACGCCGGATCTAAACCGAACTGGTCGGGAATATCGCCGCGCATTGTGCTAGATAAGAACTGCATCACCTCGTTAGTATCGGCAATGCTATTTTCTTGCATTTCTGCTAGTCGTTCATCAATATATTGTTTAACGTCAACTTTTTTCAACAGTCTATTACCAGCAGAATACGCCGTTCGTGCGCTATAACCAGCCTTTATCGCTGATTGTGTGGCGTTCGTAGTCTTTAGCCATTCTTCAGCAAACTTTAACTCTTTAGGCTTTAATTTAATATCACTCACTACGTTCACCACCTTTCAACACATTAACTAGATATATTAACAATTCATGCGGCTTTGATGTATCGTATTCAGCCACCTTCTTAAATAATTGCCCTTCTTTAAACGGGTTTCGTTTATACTTCTCCGGAAACGCTTCTGCATATTCCGCTTCGTTATACATGCGACTTACGATGAATACTTTAAATGGCTTATCCCACTTGCTCCATGATTGGCGAGTATCAATAACATACCTTAAACCCTTTTTAACTTGTAGCGCAGTAATTACCTTTTTAATTTTATGCATGTAGTTCATTGATATTCACCCCCTATCGTAGTATGTTGTTATCTTTGCTCTTTATTCTTCTATGTGATCGTGCATATTCCAGCCGCTTGCTTGGATGCGTGTTGACTAGTGCAATATGTTTGGCATCGTCCGTTATATTCGATTGTTTCAGCCGTGCATATGCCGTGCTTATCATTGTTCAAACAATGCTTTCTATCGCAATGAATTTGCGTCATATTGCTATCCTTTCAAATAATTGAATTACACATTTCGTGTAATTTTAAAAATACGGTTGACGTGTCGCGGTTACCGTGTTATACTCTAATCAAGGTAAGGGAAACGAACCCCAATAGTTAATCACAAGGAGAAAATAAAATGTACACATTAAAAGACTTAAGCACAAACAAAACATGGAAATTTGAAACTAAAACAGATGTTTCTAACTTCATCAGCACAATGAGTTTCGGTTTTGAATGGCAATTATTAGACAACAACAATCAAGTTATTGCAACTCACTTTTATGAATAAGGAGATCGAATAATGACCACTTCAAACAACAAAATAAAAGAGGCCCGTTTAAAAGCGGGTCTCACTCAAAAGGCTGCGGCTGAATATTTAGAAATGCCACTCCGTACCTTCCAAGATTGGGAATACGGTTCTAACGCCCCTAAATATGTAATCAATATGGCGGTTAAAATGTTAAATGCAATTCAAAAGAATAAATAGGAGAATAAAACAATGCAAATGACTAAAAAACTTTATGACGTTGAAGATTACATCACATGTGAAATTCTTAAACGCAACATTACAGAAGAAGAGGTTTGCAACTTCTTAAAATCTCAACCACCTTTAAAAGCTTTTATGGTGAACGATGAAGTTGTTCTTACTTCCAGCAATCTTACAAAACAATCTATAGCTTTCCTATTTGAATAATCAATAAAAGAGTACCAACAAGAAATGAATAATCAAATACGCCAAATGTTAGCCGCTAGATAATAGCGGCTTTTTAATTACTCAAAACCAAACACGCCACAACTTAATGTGATCTAGCATCAAAACAATTTGGGTTAATTTGGTCTAAAACCTTTACATAATAAATGCAGCATGTTCAGTTTTCAATAATCAAATGTTACTTTTATACAAGAAATGGGATATATCGCCGTGGATATACCCCATTTTATTTTTGTTTTATTCATTTTGTTTGTGTGTTCTAAACAAATACCGGCAATCTATGAAATCGTACAAGTAGTTATGGTATTAGGAAGTACATATTTAACAAGGATCGTATCTCAAATGGCATGTGTTCGTTGAAAGGAATTTAACGCCGGTATCTGTTTAAAACACACAAGGGGAACATTTACGCTCCCCACGGTGTCGTATGTTTAATGGGAGAATTTAGTCAATGTCGTTCAAAGCTACATATGACACTATAATTATACTATATTATGCTTTTCCGCATGTTTCCGATATAGTCCGATGTATTCCGACTTGTACCGTTTTAGCAGTATACATGCTAGGGTAATATGTATGGTGTAAATAATACCCAACCTTGATAAGTCCAGCCGTTTTTAATTCGCTGGCTTGCGACTTTTCAAGGTCTGTAAAATATCTAGCATGTTTAGCACTTTTGCCGTCAACATATTCACGCATCAATAATATATTTTCCTTGCCTTTCGTACATGTGTTGATGATATCCGCTGCGGTTTCCCTTTCATCAATCAACGCCCCTATTTCCTTTTGCACGGCATCACGCTTACTTTCAAGCCGTATAATTTGTTGCTCCAGTCCGCCCGGTGTTCCTCCACCTGTTAAGCGTTCCTTTGAGTAATCAACCGCCCCTATCGTTACGATATCAGATTGTACATGCTTTAGATCTTCTTTCAATGATTTAATTTTCATTGAGATTAATTTAATCGGTTCTAGGTACTTTTTGGCTAATTCTCTGCATTCTTTATCCGTCATATATTCCCCTTTATCTCATGTTCTTAACTGTTTCCACTAACATGTTTAAATAATCCTGTAAATTGGTTTTGATAGCATCATTCACGATTTGGATATTGTCAGTTGTTACATAGCTAGCAATTAGCATTTTATACATAGCATCTTTGGTAGGTACTAACACCGCTATTAATCCGCTACCAATAAAAACCACAAATAATAATATTACCTTTGATTTATTAGCTTGTATTTTTTCCCTAGCTTCATCTTCAACAAAATATAAAAACACCAGAAAACATACAAGCATTGCCAATACAAAAAATACAATTTGATTTAAAGCATCTATATTATGTAGTACCTCAATCAAGTACAAATACATCGGATCAATAATAGGCATTACACATTTCCCCTTTCTAACCGCATAATGTGGAAGCAAATAATACAAGTAAACTTATTGTTATTACCCCTGTTGCAAATTCCCCGAAATCTTCCTTTGTGTAACTACAACAAACTAGCAATATTTATACAACCACCAGCGAAAACAGAAAACTTTGATAATTTGACATGCTCACCTCTTATAAAGGGGCGTTTATCTTGCCCCTTATCCACTACATCGTAAATACTGATATTAATTTAATTAATGCTATCACTAGCGAAAACACCAATGCAGCATCAAATAACAATTTAATCATGGTTATTTACCTGTGCTGCCAATACCACCGGCACCGCGCACCGTTTCGATTAATTCATCAACTTCTAACAACTTTAATGCGCCAACCGGTACAAGAATACCTTGTAATAATCTATCGCCTTTTTGAATTAAATACGCATCATCACTGGTGTTCTTGAATATACCTTTGATTTCCCCTCGGTAATCTGCATCAATCACGCCAAATGAGTTTGGAATAACTAACGGCGTTTTACTCATGCTAGATCGTGGCGCCAACATTAACATATATCCTTTTGGGATTTCCATTGCTAGACCTAGCGTTACATATTGCGTTTGATGCGGTTCTATAACAACGCTTTCCGGTTGGTAAAAATCCATTCCGGCAGCATCTGCACTACCAATTTTAGGTAACAATACGCCATTCATAAACCGCTTAACCTTGATTATGTTCTCTTTTTCACAACCAAATACAAACTTCTTTAACTTACAGATTAAACCCATTTAATATCCCCCTTATTTCAAAAGTTGTTCTAATACGGCGTTTCGCCTATCCATAATCCGTATTTCTGCCCTTGGGTTATCTTTATCAATACCCGCTATGCAACTATTACCATATGAACATATCCACTTATCATCATCAATGACTTTGGCTTTTGTTAATATATCGCTAGTTGCTTGTAACAACCCGATTAAATCCGGCCAGCTTCTTTTATTCGGCAAATAGTATTTACATTCAACAACCACTATGCCAGATATATGCAATTTCTTCCCAGCTAATTGCCACATGCAAGCATCTTCATAATTCTTATAGGCTTCTGACGGTATTATAATAGGCTTTCCCTTTCTGGATATAATTCGACCGCTATTTTTTTTAGTCGCTGGCCGCCCTTTTAATATAATGTCAATCACACCCATTTTCCGCTAACCTCACGTCTTCATCTTCGTATTCCCACAACTTAACGCCAGATTGGTAACTCCACGATGTACTACCACAAGGAAAGCAATATATAACGCCATATTCACCTACACCAGCAAAATATAACTTCCGTTCACCAAGCGCCGTATTGACAATTACTTGCGTATCAACTGGAACTTTTTTCCATTCCACAATACCCAATAAACTTGCAATAGAATAAGTTTTATTGTTACCAGCAATGCCCAATAATCTACACGGAATGCGCGGAGTATGTTCCCGCACTTTAAAATGTCCACCGTTTTCGATAAAAGTAGGATTTACAAAATAGGCGTATGCCCCGAATATTTTAATATCGCGATAACCTTCATCGTACATTTCCTGTAATAACCATTTCGCACCTTGCTCATTCATCATAATTCAATTCCCCTTTTATTAATAAACGCTTTATTTGTTCCTTGATATGATATAAACACAATTCCATTGTTCCGTTAAAATGTTGTAAATTTTTTTTTGAAATTACTTGTCTTAACCGTTTTTGTTTTTTACCGTTTGGAATACTATATTCAATCATGATGCAATAAGAATTTGCGTTTACCTTTGGTTTTAAAATTCTATTTCCAATAACAATGGTTAAAGCACTTGCAAATTGTTCATGCGTATATGTTAGATCATTTGCTTTTACAAGTTTTTTCATTTGCCACACCCTTTATTTTGATATTCAAACATTATTTCTGTTTTCGGCGCATTAATCATAACAATAATGCTATGATGTGCGGGCGATTTTGTATGTTCGCCCGTTTCACTTATGAATTTAATGCGCTTAGTTGGTACGTATACGCTTATATTAGTCTTGTTAAACAACTTATGCCGTTGTACCCCCCCCAGTGTATCTATAGGCAATACCAGTACACACGGACGGCCCGTTTCTATGCATCGCGCTATAATTTCATCTTTATTGCTATATGGCGGGTTAGTGATTAAATAATCAAACTCGTATTCTTTCGTTAGAAAATCATTAATGCCATATATAGCTAATGGATCATAATCACGTGTAACAATTTTTGTAAAATTGCTTTTATCTGTATCAAACGGCAACAAAATTTTATCGCCAACTTTTGGCGGGAATACATTAAGCATCGTTCTAACTGTTTCTATAGGTGTATACCATTCATCGCTTTTACAGCCTTTTATCAATGCTTCTTTCAAGATTTACCTCTCTACATATTGCTCACATCGTTTTAAAATATCTTTTACTAAATCCAACGGAATATTTGACCTTATGTTATATCGATTACCATTACTTTTTAAGTCTGCCCATTGTAAATTAGGCTTTATATTGTCATTTAATAACTTTAAATCGATATTACTACCAAATTTAGTTGGTTTCTTAACTGGGTAATCGTAGTTGTTGTAATAGGTTAAATTCTCATAAGGAACATCGAACCCTATTACATTTTTGATGTATTCCCATATTCGCCCATATGCTGGGTTTTCAATCACGAATACTTTAGGTTGATAACGCTCAATGATTTTTAATGTGTTGTATATGCACATCTCACCATTGATGCGTGTTAGAAATGACTTATCATACTTAAATTGGTAGTTTTCATAGTCAGCTTGATTTCTGATTGTGAATTTACTTCCTTGTTCATATTCACCAAATAGATTTATAGTCATATCCTTTTCTTGCTTCCAACACGCATTACCACCTTTCATAGCACTTGCTACGCTCCAGCTTTCACAAGGTGGACTAGCTAGAATAACATCTGGTCTATCTAGCTTGTCCAACTGCTCCCATAGTGCGTTAGGTTGATGCAATGTATTAATCGCTAAGTCTTGATTGATACACGCATCACCAATGCCTATTGATGTGATCGTGTGTTGCCCCCCCACATTCACGTTATATTCATCTACCGCTTGACGATAGCAGCCGTTGCCATCATCAAATAGCCCCCATATATGCATTCTATGCTACCTCTCCGTGTTCGCACTCCACATCGTGCTTTCAATTTTAATCGCCTCTTACTATGCCCCATATGTTCGTTTCACCGCTCATTGAGTGTGCATCGTATTCAAGCAGCCACTTTAAACAATGCCGCCCATGTTTAAATCTATCCGGCTTATTTCTAGGCCCCGGACTTGCATAAGTTACCGCTTCAACCCATTCACAATGCGCTTCGTATGTATACCACGGATACATAAGGCAATATGCTTTTATGTATTGTTGTTTACGCTTTCTTTGTACTAATTCCATCTTCTATGACTTCCTCACATTCAATTAAGCACGTAATGGGTGATACCGAAACATTTACATTCGAAAATACGTCTTTAAAAGTAATTACCTTTGCATATCCAAGATTAATATTGTTTATTACTGCATTATACGCTTCCATGTCGGAACTTCTTTCATATTTATCTTCAAATGACTGCGTTTGATACCTTCTAGTCGCACCATTCATAAATACTGTTATTCTTAACATATTTACTCCTTAACTTAACATGCATCTAATTTTTTTATTCCTTACGCCTTATCTTTAAAAGGGTTTATGGTTTCAAACACCACAAAAGATGTATTGTTGTACCCGTGGCGTTTTTCCCACTTACGAAATACCGCGGTTAATTCTTCTTGCAATTCATCTATATGTTCTTGTTTTACATCTAGTAGATAATCTTCCGACCATTCTGCTATTTCATCGTCAAGATCATATTCCGCAACATCTTCAATAACACGTTCTGCATCAACAGTTGGAATATAATAATATGGGTTTCCAACTCTAATCATCGGTACTTCTTCCGCTGGGTATGTATCCGCAAAATCTTTCACGGCATCTTCAATGCTTTTTTGCGGATACCCTACATACCCACCAAAACACCAGCACCACTCATTCTCGTTTTTTACTAGCATTTTTACTACCTCTTAGAACGGAACATTTTCATCGTTGCTTTTATCATCTGCAAAATTTTCAAAGTTACTTTCCGTTGCCGTATCATTCAATGCGGATACACCAACAAAACCGGCGATTACTTCCGTAACGTATTTCTTTTGGCCGTTGCTATCTTCATAAGAACGTGTTTGAATACGCCCCTCTACAAATATCCGGTTTCCTTTTCTGTAGTTTCCTACTGCTTCGCCCAGCTTGCCCCAAGCCACACAGTTTACAAAAGCAGTTTGTTCTTTCGTTTCATTTGTCGCGCTATCAACATAAGTATTGCTTGCCGCCACTGTAAAAGTAGCCACCGCACGTCCGGATTGTGTATATCTAACTTCCGGATCACGTGCAAGATTTCCCAATAATTGAACACTATTCATATATTTACCTCACTATTTTCTAAATAACGCATTTAAACGATTTTTGACATTTGAAATAATTCATCTAATGTATAATCGCATTGCAATGCATCGTTTAACATCTCTTGAATTGCCAACATTTCGGACAATCTAAAATCAAATTCACCACGTTCATGCTTTTTGTAGGTTTCAACTGGTATTCCAGCAGCTTCCGCCAACTCACGTTGACTCATAAACAATCGCTTTCTACATTCGATTAACTTCGGAAATACATTATATTTACAATTCATTTCAGCACCCCTAGAATTTTTGCTTTATATTCTTCTGCTATATCCGCCTTTTCAACTAACCCCTTTAAGTCAATCGGTTCAAACCTTTCAACTTCAACTAAATGCCCATTATCAAGCATCTTAATTTCTGTTTTAGGTGGCATATTGAGTTCTGCCCTTTTTCGCGCTTCCATTAATAGGCCGTTACTTTTAATACTTTCCGCAATTTCCATATGTTTTTGTTCGCGTGCTACCAGTTGTTCATAGGCTTTACAGAATTGGCTCATCGCTGCACTTTCGTTATAGCTTTGACAGTTTCTTGGATCGAAGAAACGCCATATTGTTTTAGCAGCAAGCCTTGTAATACCTTCAAGTTCATTAAGACCTTTTTCATACCCAAAACTACTAGCAACCTTTCTGACTTCTTCCCATGCATCTTGCGCTATTAACCGCTCTTCTTTTCCGTTTACATAACCGGAAATTTCCGCCGCTTTCTTGCGGATAGTGGCAACGGCTGGAACGAATTCACATGTATTAATACATTGTTTAATTGCTTCCGCCAAAGTTACAGGGTTGATATCTTCTAGCATATAGGCGTACATTTTAACTTTTGTATTGTCAATATTCGGATATATCAATAGTTGGCCCGTAGCTTTCAATATTTCCGGTTTCATCTGTTCCTCTTTCTACTGCATCAATCAATGCATTAAGTTCCGCAACCTTTCTTTCTGTATCCGTCATAGCTGCCATTTCGTTTGAATTGAGATATGTATCAAAGTGGCTTGGCGCGAATAGAGTTTTAGGTGTTAGATACTTTTCTAGTTTTGTACCTTTCCACTCACGGCATTTTTTATCAATGACGGTTTTAAAATCATTAACAGTATAACCTTCTTTTAGTCGCGATCTAATTGCCTGTACATATGGTTTAGTTGTAGGTTTAAACTTTGAACCTGTTTTTAGATTAAGATATTCGATAATTTCAAAGTGAGATTTATCAACATCGTCATGTGAAACATGACATAGTATATCTATACTATCCTTACCTATCCTATCCTTACCTAACCTAACCTTACCTATCCTATCCTTACCTATGGATACAGGTTGTATACATTTTGTATCCATATTGGATACATCTGCTTTTAACGTATATGATTTATCTTTTTGAATGTTGATTAAATCACGTTCCGGCAATGCACTTGGTTTATACCTATCGTTCTGAATGTAGTTATGTATCTTCCAATCTTTGATAACTACAACACCACTTTCAAACGGTATAACAAATTGCTTTGCAGTAAGTACTTTCATATCATCTTCTTTAGCACCAATCATTCGCATAATTGACTTCGGCGCATTGATGAAACCGTCATCGTCCGCATCTAGCAACATATGAAAGTATAGATTTTGTGTTGTTGCTGGCATATCTAGGAATGTATCGGACTTGATAATAGATTTTGACATCATTCTTCGTTCTGCCATTGTATCTTCGAATTCCTTTCTTTTAAGATTTCTCTAATCTGTTTCGCATCTGATCCATGCGCTTTTATATGACAATCTCTACACAAACAAGCAAGATTGCTAAGATTAGATAACCCCATTTGCGACCTAAACACTATGTGATGCACTTCGGTTGCTTGCGCTCCACATAGCACACACAACCCCTCATCACGTTCATACGCCCATTTTCTGGTGCGGGCGTATAGTGCGTTATCCTGTCTTTTCCTTTTGTTCATATTCGCCCCATTCATTTATTAATGAGTTGATATAGTCATCATTTTCAATCGGTATGTTTAACTGGTTGCATTCATCAACGAGTGCATCAATTAAACGTCGCATTTCGTCAACTGTGTAAACGCTGCTCCCATGATATGCACGAACAATTGAATATCCTTCCGTTTTGGCTGGGCCGGCATCTTCTGCATGCCAGCCTAACCCGTGGCTTTGCCAAATTTCAATAAAACGCTCGATAGCATCGTTTTTAATCGGTAAATAGGTAAATGTACCACATTCAATCAAAACTCGCTTGTACACCTCATTTTTTGAAATATATGCGTGTTTTGAAAGTTCCCGCGCTATCTTATCACACAATACCCACGCATAAGCGTTGGCATTTAGCGAGCGACGTTTTACCTTTCGTTTGATTTCGACTATATATTCAACTTCCGGATCTAACTTATTTAACGTTTCATCTATAGGGGCAGGAATTAGTATATTCCAGCCTATAGACTTTATAACGTTAATACCTTTCGTTACCCATTTCATTATTCGGCGCCTTGTTGCTCAATGAATTTCTTTAACCAATCAAGAGCGGCGACTATTTCAAAGGCATCTAACATCGCAAGGCGTGGTTTTTTAAATTCCGTTGCAATGTATTTTGTGATTTCTGCCGGTGGTACATTGTTATCTTTTGCAAGTTTACAAAATTCTTCATATCCGGCAACGTGCGTTTCTTTTGGTTTAGTCGCTTGCGTTGGTGCTGCACTTCCACCCATTGTAAAGCGTACAACCCCTTTACTATCAACTATGGTTAACTTGTTGATATTTCGATTTTCGTCATAGTCGATTTCTTTAACTGTAAATTTTGCGTATGACTTAGGCTTTCCGTCTTTCCCCGCTTTCCATTCGCCATTTTGCAAATTAATATAGGTAAACGGAGCGGAATATAATTCTCTACCAATGCCCCAGTTAAAGCATGCACGCTTGAAACTATCAGATGCTTGGCCCTTTTCTTTTTCTGTGTTGCTTTCCGTGCCTACATCGGACTTACCAACCCACTCGCCGGTTTGTTGGTTATAGATTGAAACTGTGCAATATAATCTATCGCCAATGATCGCATGTTCACGTTTCCAATTCATTGCGCCTACTACTTCATCAAGCATGCGCATATCAACGCGTGCATCTTTGTATAGCAGCACAACTGCACCTACGTTGCCGTTCTTTTCATTTAGCGATTGAATACGGCAATCTATTTCATTCGCTTTTAGTGTTCTAAATTCCATACATGCCACCTACTTAATATAGAAATTTTGGTTTACTTTAATTTCTGCGCCCTCTACCACTTCACCGGCTTTAAGCGCTTTTTTAATTGCCGTTTTATCGGCTTTAATTTCAACCTTTGTAAAGTCCGCCGGAATTACATCAAGGTTTATAATTTCAACGCTTTCGGATTTTCTATAACCGGCTTTAAATGTTCCAACTTCTAATTTTTCGATACCTTTTTGCTTCATTGAATATTCAATGTTGTTTTTCAAGGTTTCAATAGTGCTTTCTTTTGATTTTTTAACTTTGTTCAATCTATCAATTTCAGCCTTAATTCCTTGTATATCAGCTTCAACGTTAATCATGTATTTTGCCGTGTTTTCGATTTTTTCTTCAATGGATAAATCAAGCATTTCTAATGTATTTTGAATTGCTTCGATTTCTTCCGGCGTTTCTGCCGCTTCTAGCATTGCGGATAGTTCCGCGTAATCCTTGTTTAGTTCGTAAATACTAGCCATTTTTATTTATCACCTTTCAACAATGTAATAATTCCTTCTACGTCAACATTCGTTATAGGTGAGTCCATTAACGAACGATAACTTCCCATATTTATATAAATTAATTTGCCTTTATATATTGCGTATACATCATAAGTAAAAATCACTTCGCCGTTTTCTGTGTCATTTTTTCTAACACCAAGATTAAGAGAAATTTCTTTATCCGCAATTTTTTCACATAACTCTGTAAACATCGCAGTAACTTCGGCGATTTGTTTTTTATTTAATCTCCATTCCATAATTTCACCTTGCCACCTTAACCGCTCATCGTGTATGATGAGGTTAAGATGCTTTAATAACTCACTTTTCGCATCTGCCCTTTGGTAACTGCAATTACTAAAGGGCCTTTTTTATTTCGTCAATGTAGATGCCACCATATAATAACGCAACGCCTAACAATCCTTGTAATACCGCTTCATATAACGTAATATTGTCAAGTTCTAAACTGCCCGGCGTGCCTATCAGTAAGATTGCACCTATAGCTTTAAAAACCGTTGTCATTCTAATTCTCCTGTGATCACTAGCATTTGGCTGGTGATTTTTCTTATTTCACCTCTTAGATACCGATTTTCTGATTGCAAGCGTTCGTTTTCTGCTTGTAACTGTTTATATCTGACAATGTTAAACTCCGTTGTCAGTCCCGCTAATTTCTCAACCTCATTCCGGTTGAATTTCACGCCGGGTATCGGTAACTGGTGTAACTTGCCGTCATTTCTGAGGTTATAGACTGCTGTTTCTGATATTGACAGTAACGCAGCAACCTCTTTAACTGTGTAAACTAATTTTTCCATAGAATTCGTTCATACATTCTCCTTTTTATAAAAAATAATCAACCGTTACACCGAAATAATCGGCAATTTTTTTTAGCGTATCTACGCTAGGTTTTGAACGACCTTTTTTGTAGTCAGTCATTGCCGCTGTAGAAATGCCCGTAGCTTTACTTAATGCATATGCAGTTATGCCATGCTTTTTTAAAAGCTTTTCGATTTTCTCATACATCTTGCTATATCACCTCGATTCTGATATATTAAAAATAACTAATATTTCTTAGCTAATTTTTACGTGATTTATAATCTCGTTTTCGTTAGCTATCTCGCAATTTCATAATATTATGTTTTTGCGAGAATGTCCAATTAAACGTTTATAAAATTTCTTAAAAGAGATTAAATCATGGGTAACAAAAACATATATAGCAAGATAGAAGCTCTATTGAATCAACATAATATTAGTGCGTACAGACTTTCTAAAGATACTGGAATTTCAACGGCATCGCTTACAGATTGGAAAAAGGGGCGCTCAAATCCTAAAGCAGATAAAATACAAATCATAGCGGATTATTTTAACGTTCCTATCTCGTATTTTTTAGATAGCACTGAGCAAACAAAAGAGGTACCACCTATTAAAAGTGATACCTTCAATGTTGACTTTAAAAATGTGAAAGTGATGTTCTATGGGGATTATGAACTTACTGAGCAAGAGAAGAAAATGGTTGAGAATGTGGTTAAAGGGGTTATTTCATCACGTAAAGACGAAAGGAATAAAAAATAAATATATATAGGGGTGTAGTATGAAACGGATGTATCCTATTGTGTTAGATATTATTAAAGAAAATCGGTCTAATGACCCAGATGTTATCGCTAGAAATTTACGCATTAGTGTTCACTATAGATCACTGCCAAAGCATTTGAAAGGACTGTTGATAAAAACACCTTTTTCAAAGGATATTGTTATTAATTCAAAAATAGACATCAACCATAAAAAGGTTGCTTTGGCGCATGAATTAGGTCATGTTATATTGCATAAAGGCGGATACAACTTATTTGATATTGACCTATTAACCGATAGAGATAAAAAAGAAAAGGAATATCAAGCAAATAAATTCGCTTTTTTATTAGTAGCGCATACCTGTTTAAGAAATTCGCCGAAAATGATTGATAGTATCCGTAACGAAAAGGAACTAACATTTAACGATACGATAGAGTTGCTTAAAATATTTGAGCGTACAGGTTGTTATATTTAGGGGAAATAATCATGAAGGTAAATCGTAAGGAAATACAAGATGAAATGATAAATATTACATTTGGGACTTATTTATTTACATTTCTATTTGCTGGAATATTTTTCATCATAGTAGAAAATAAGGGCGATACTATAGGTATTTTTATATCTGGTATTTTATTCTGGTTAGGATATTTGTTAATTAGATTTATCAACAAAAAACAAAGTACAAAGTTTTTAGATAATTTAGAAATGAGAGAATACTATGCAATACAATATCAGCGTGAGGAAGAAAGATAAGGGTTTCCAAATAATTGTGTCGTATAAAGACGGCTACAAGTGGCGTCAAAAATCAAAACAAGGCTTCAAAACTAAACGTGAAGCCAAGGAATACGGCCACGTTATCGTTAAGGAATTAGACAAAACCGTACTACTCACCAAAGATACGGAATTAAAAGACTTAACTTTCAAGGAATTTGCGGATATGTTCCTTGAAATAAAAAAAGGCCACGTTACGCACAATACATTAACTATGTACCGTCATGCCGTGGATGCCTACAGTTCTATTAATAATATTAAATTGTCTAACATCAAACCATTACATATTCAAAATGTAGTGAATAAAATGGTCTCTTCGCCTACTACCATCAATTCATACTACAAAGTGGTTAGTCGTATATTCTACATAGCGATTAACCCATACAAGATAATTTCAGATAACCCATGCACTGGTGTTAGGTTGCCGCGTGTCGAACGTAAGAATATGATCCATACCATTTCCGATGAAGATTTGAATAAGTTCGCAAAATACATGAGGGAAAAATATCCACAGGCCTATTACTTTTTACAAATTGCTAGATATACTGGTATGCGATTAAGTGAAGTATATGGATTGACGTGGAATGATATTGACCTAAAAAATCGCAAAATTTCCGTCAATAAGCAACTTCAATATGTCAAAGGTGTAATTACCTTCGAGAAAACTAAAACGGCGAATTCGGTGCGAATTTTGCCAATTCCGCCTATCTTAGAAAAGATACTAATAGAATACCAAACACATGAGTTGGAGTTTGAGTATGATTTAGTTCTAAACCCATACAAGAAAAATGGTGTCAAATGCCAAATCAACACCTATTTAAAACAATTTGGAGACAACCTATCAGCGCATAATCTACGGCATACATATGCCACGAAATTATTGGCTAACGGTCTTGATGTAAAAACTGTATCAGCATTACTCGGCGATACACCGGCAATGGTGATGAAAACATACTTGCATTATAGCGATGAGATGAAAGCAGCAGCATCAAATGCAGTTGCTAATATTTTTAGTTAAAAATTTTGACGATTTTTGACGAATTGAATATTTAGCTATTAAAAGATACAGTAAGCAAGTACTCTTTTATATGTTCATTTTTAACAATCATAAAAGGGTATATCGGTTTGAAAAATTTCAAATTTCAAAATACATTGTAATAATCAAAGTTTTTCATTGTGGCCATTCAAAACAAATTACAGAAAATAGCATATTTCAAAATGAGTTTTTGACGAATTTATGACGGAAATAAAAAAGAGGGGTACCGCTATGGTACCCCTTTTTACTATTAATCTAATTCAACAAGGCGTTTCAATTCGCCGTTTACAAACCACATTTCACAACGTACGTTGTTATGATCTGTGAGTGTTGCCGTATATAAGCCGTCTTGCTTTGGCACAATATCTTCCGCAAATTCGTGTTTTTTACCTTCAAATGTAAATGTTTTCATATAGTTTACTCCTTTTAAATAAAAACGGTGTGCCGTGAACCGCACGGCGCGGAGATAATTGGATCACCTACCATTTCGCAAATGTATATAAGGCACTGGCCCCTTTGAAATGCTTACCTTCAAAATGTGCTAAACTTTGAAAGTTGCCAGCTTGATAACCGATTGTTTCGTATACCTTCCCTGTCTCCATTACAGTAACGCCGCCCATAATACGATGTACTTTATTTAGATTGATTTTATATACATCAATCTTTTGTTCATCGGTATTTTCAACAACTGCGGTTCTATCGCTTTTTTCAATAGCTTCCGGTGGAATATTCGGAGATTTATCCTTGATAGCGTTTTTCGTAACTACTGCCGCATCATGTAGTGTTGACGCTTGCGTGTAATATGTTACTACAGGTTGTGCCGTTTCCCTATATGCAATAACTTCCTTCGCTACTTTTGGCGATACGTTTAACGCTTCCCCTAATTTAACCGGATTCTTAGCCGTTGTCTGATTGATAATAACCGGTTCTTGTAGCTTCTTAGTATGCATCACATTATAGGCAAACAGGCCAGCCACTACCACCAGTAGCATAAACAATGCCACGGTGATAACGGGTGCGTATCGCCTTAATAGTTGAATGATAGTATCCATAATTACCCCCTAAATAGGCCAATCCAATACTAAATCCGCATCAAATTCTTTGCCTTCAATATTTTCGGTAAATGTATATTGCCATAGATTGGCGCCGTCATAATCACATTGGCTATTTAATTGTGCGCACCAGATAGCGCAACCGCCTAACTGGCTAACATCTAATACATTCACTAGCCAATCATAACTAGCGTATAGACCTGTATTAACGTACCCAGCTTGCCATAACTTATTGATAAACACGCTACAGATATTCGTTAATTGTTGGCCCGTTGGCATGCCACGATCTGCCTTGTAATCGTCCGCGTCTTCCATATCAAACCAGATACCCATAGGCAACTTATCCACAGTCAATCCGGCATCATTGAGCGTGTTTATTACGAATTCCGCTTCACTCGCTGCGTGTTCTTCATTCATGGCATAGGAATAGTGGTATACACCAATAGCTAAACCGGCATTAATAGCACCGTTGATATTGTTATAGAATTCACTATCTAAATTACCTCTGCCATAACCGATGCGGATAATAGCGAAGTCAAAGCCATTAGCCTTGACCGCTCCCCAATCCACTACGCCGTTATTTTCGCTTACATCAATACCCCTCATATTTCACCTCATAATTTAACTTTGTTTTCAATTTTGGTTTTAATTAAATCCAAAAACTTACCCATAGAAACGTTGCCGCCATCGCGGAGGTTTTCCAGTATAGATAAAAACTCAGATGAACCTAAATATAACCATACAAGCGATACCGCAAATTGTTTCTGCCCGCTCATTTCGTCAAATAAAATAGCGGCCATTGTGGCCGCAACATATGTCATAACTTTTCCAATAAAACCCTTGCGCATATATTTTGATGCAATTAACTGCTTTTCAAATGCTACCGGTATTGCCCTGTATTTTTCCCACGTGGCGATTTTCTCCGGATCATATCCGAATTCATCAACCAACATTTTATATGCGATGCTTGCCCATTTTGTGAGCAAGTCTACGAATACCAATAAAATAAACACGCCCAATATTTGAACGTGTTTTAAACCAATCACCCATATAGCCAACGCAGCAACGCTGCTCAATATTGTTTTTAAGATAAAGCTACTTGTAAGAGAATTCCAACTATCAATCAAGAAATCTAACACTATTTGCATTATTACTCCTTTATAATCCCTAAGCCATATACCCCTCTTGCTACATTGGCTTTTTGAATATTTAGTTTGTCTAACTTTTCCCTCTTTGCATCGCTAGACATGGTTTCACTATCAATAATTTTCTTCGATGCTTTATTAATAGCCTTAAATGAATTTTGTGCATTTTTCAGTTTATTGTATAACTTAGGGTCATAGCCTTCCGGTCTCTGCCCTGTAAGTTTTAGTTCATTATGAAGTTTTTCTTGTTCCTTAAAATCATCATAGACACGTTGCACGCTATCACTACTTTGATATGGTTTAGCAAAGAAACGGCGTATTTCCGGTAGCGCTGTTACACCTTTAGTAGGGCGTTTTTCATTCGCACCACCAATAGCATCCGTTATGTCTAAGCCTAATCGAGCAAGGTTACCACCATAACCCATAATTGTATTATCCACTTTATACGGTGATACGTTGAATGTATCGCCAATTTTACGAGCCACCATAGATGTATTAGATCCGTACTGTAGTTTATCCGGTAATTTCTCTTGGGATTGAGGGACAATGTTTCTTTGTCTGAATTTAGAATAATTGCTCCACCATTCCCAAATCGGAGACAAAGCCGTAGGCAATACATCCGGCAATAGTGTATCAATCGTTCTGTCGCCTAAGCCTTTAAAACCGACTCCATTTCTGCCTGTTGATTTATCGTCAAAATACTGTAACATACGTTCAAATGTAGTGCCGTATAACAACCCTAATTCAAACGGCTTAGGTATTTTTATAAATTTATCACCAGCTGGAATATGGAAGAATGTATCCTTTTCCCATTGCGGTAACTCTTGATATGCGGTGTTATCTTTATTCAAATACCATAATGCGATTGTAGGTAACGTGATAAACAAAGTAGATTTAATTGTCATACCTTTCGGATCATCACGCCATGCACGCACTAATTTGTCGCCACCTTGGACAGTCGCATTAAAGAACGCTACAACTTTATTTGCAGTCTTAGTATGTGTACCGGTACGGCTGAAATCAATCGTAATATCACGGCTTGCAATAGATGCTTCGCCTAGTGATTTAGGGTTTAAATTTGTTTTTGTTAAACGGCTATATAACCCTGTATACCCTTTTCTAGCATTGCTAAATTCGCCTAAACGGGTAGCCACTTCCGTTGCTTCCGATATAGCGCGCAACACTTCTATAGGATTTCTTACAACTTTTGACAATGTGGACTTACGAGAAAATAATTCTCTTAAATGTCCGCTCAAATAGTCTCGATCAAGGCTTACCATAGCAGCGTGAGCGCCACCACTTTTTACGTAATCCCAATATAACTGGTCTTTCTTTAAGAAATGTGCTAACCCTCTAAATGTATCAACTACAGGCAAAAAACCATGTTTAGAGAATACACCGGCCGAGATGGTATCACGCAAAGCGTTTGTGATAGCAAAGCCAGCAGTAACAGTAGAACCAGCACGTAACCAACTAGCCGGATACTGCAATATTTTTGTTATAAAATTGCTTGTATCCTTATTCATCATTTTCATTGTTTGTGCTAATTCTGGAGTTGTTTCATATACAACCTTTTTCCCTTTAACCCAAACAGAAAATGTATTGTCAGTAGATTTTGCCGGTCTATCGCCCCTAACCTCTTCGACAATAGTTCCTATGCCCGGTTTTTTTGCTAACTTGGCAAAAGTAACGCCCACATGATTTCGCTCGATTGCATTGTAGAATTGGTATGTATTTTTTACGATGCTTTCTAATGGATCAATAATATCACGTGTACTACCTTTGAAGCGTTTAATAGGATTAGCTACATTAACAAACCCTTTAGAACTAGAAAAGAACCCATCCATACTCTCTGCCGAAAAATCACGGAAAAATGGGACGTAATTAGGGTATTTATATCTCAATAAATGGTATGTTTCTGCCTTTAATATCCCATTATTAACAAGTTCTGCAAGCATATAATCTTGAAAACGGTGAATATCTTTAGCAGCACTTTTGAATGTAGGATTTTTTTCGTACTGCTTAACGGTCGCTAAATCCTCCTTCAATGTAAATGTAGCCATTTGTCCATTACGGTGTAGGTCTAAATCATGTAGCGCTACAAGGTAGGCGCTAAAATCTTTATGCTCTTTTTGAGGTATATCCTTAATAATATCCTCAAACGAACGAACGCCCTTTTCAGGTCTCCCACGCTTAATAAATTCTTCTGCTTTGCCTACCCAACCACGAGACAACCACGCTTGCATAAATGGATTATCTTTAAACGCTACTTTTTCACCTGTGATATGTTCCACTTCCTCAACCATTTCACGTAATGGATTAAGTTCATCAATAGCTTTTGTATATACATCACTTGCTACACGTTTTATGGTATCTTTAATATTTCCGTCTTTAGCATCTGTAATGATGCGTTCTGCCTTAGAGGTACGTTCAAACGAAATAGAACCTTTAATGCGGTCTGCGCTTGATTGGTTAAACCATTTATGAGTAACGTTAGATAGTTTATCAACAGCCGCATTGAGTTCCTTATCATTTTTAATGGTTTCTTTGAAGTAATTATAAAAAGTAGGAAATAACTTTTTGGCTCTTGCTCTATCTCCAATATAATCATTAAAAAATTCGGCAAACCCTTCTTGTCGTACACCTTGTGTATCCAAATGATTATACGCATTACCGAACCGTTGTCGCACTTGCCCTAATAAATCTTTATCAATAGCGGCTTGTAATCCTATCGAACTATGTTCATCACTAAATCCATATAAATTATCGATGTGATGCCCTAATTCGTGAGATAATGTGCGAATATCACCCCAGTTTCCGGAGCGGATAACCTGAGTCTTTGTATTATACCAACCCATGGCACCTTTTTTACCTAATCGTCCGGATTTCACTCTTTGGTCGAATAAATTATTAATAGTATTAATAATTTCTTTTCGTGATACATTGCGCCCAATATCTTTTACTTCACCGGCTCTACCCCCAGCTTGTTCTAATGGGTTCATGCTATATTGTAAATTGCTATCTACAATATTAGATTTTTTTACGCCTTTACTTTCCAAATAACGATTTGCCATTGCTTCGTTGCCGTCAAAGGCCTTCACAACTGCATCGTGTATTTGCTCATGCGTTGCATTGTCTAAAAGCTGGCTTGGTTGCTTAGCATATTTGCTCACGCCACCTTCTGCCGGTTCCGCTTGCATTAACTTCAATTCTTGCGTATCGGAAATTAATTCGGCAGCACGTTCACGGCGAACGGTATCCATATATTCATGGCTTAACTTTTCAACTGGTACGTCTAGGCTTTCAGATAATCTTGCCTTAACCGCATCAAGTTCCGTTTTAGGAATATCCGGCTTAGTCGCTTTGTTTAAATCTTTCAAGATTTCTGTATTAGAATGAACTTTATTTTCTAATTCAGTCAATCGTGTTTCAGATGCATCATTTTTAACAACGTCTTTTAATTCGTTGATGATTGTTTCACGTGCTTTTAGTGGCAATTCATCAATAGCATTTTTCAAACTTACGTTTGGCGCATCTTCTTCGTACCTAAATTTACTATTTACATCATTTTCAATCGCATTTTCTTGAATTCTAGGTGTTTCATTCTCTACAAAGTCAGTACTCATGCGGTCTTTAGGCTGAAATTCGTTTATTTCGCCTGTACGAGCCGTTTCACCTTCGCCTTGATAGTTTATACCTAAATCATCGTTTTTAACCGATTTCTTTTCGGTATTTTCAACGAAACTGTTTAAATTTGTGTGCGGTTCTTCTCCTTTTACTGCATCACGTTCTATGAACTCATCTCTAAATGGTTCTTCATGTGATACTCTGTTAGGGTCTAAGCTACTATCTTTAAATGATGTATCACGTGGCCCATTTTCGTATCTCCCATAATTGCCTTTAAATGTATCTTCCGCAATTTCCGCACGAACATTATCACGTGCAACTGCTGGGTCTGGTCTTTCATAATATTCACGAATGATTTTTGCCATTTCCGCCGGTGTTGCATCTGGTCTAGAACGCATTTCTTTTAATGCGGCGCTTTCGGTGTTATGCAATTCCCATACACTGAAATCGACTTGCGTTCTCCAGTCCCACGGATCTAATCCACGATTTTCTGCGAATTTCAATAAACCATTTTCGCCGTTAAGTCTATCACCAGTAAATTGAACCAAACCACGGGAACCGTAGCCGTCGCCACTTGTAACTGTGGTGCTAAAACTACTTTCGGCGCCAATATTACCAGTCATGCCAGCCGCTTCAACGTCGCTTAACCCGTTCTGACGGTATCGGTTATAAATATCCGCTTGGATATTGCCTGTTTCGCCTTCCATAGGTTGTCCGTTTAAACCGCCTTCGGAATATTCGCGCGGTTCTACTGCGTTTACCTCTTCCGGTACTGGGATATCATCAAAGGCGTTATACATAACACCTTCCTCGAATTTAGGTTCATTTTTGGTAAATCGTTCCCCAATATCCTCAAATGCATTGGTTGCCTTTTCTTTGATATGTTCACCAACACGCCCAACACGTTCACCGATTGCGCCAGATACTCTTTTAGGTGTAACCCCATGTATCATGCCAGCTGGTAAGAATACATCGTCCCATACATTAAAAGGATTATCAACGATATTTTGTGCGAATTCACCCGGACTATCAATAGCACGTCCAATAGGGTTGGCTATTGGATCGACAAGAAAACCTTTTGCCGTAGTTAGTGCTGGACTATCTGCAATAATATTTTCCGTATTGCCTTCCGCATAATTGCTAGAATTCTGCGAATACATATCTTGTGCATCACCAACGATTGTAGGTGCTGCCAATATGCCGGCCGCGGCCCTTACATAAGGGTGTACATACGGAGTAATTGCCAAATAGCCAGCCGGACGTCCAACGATTGCATTATATGCCGCTGCTGATTTTGCATCATAATCAGCGGTTTTATAATTATCGTTCATGCCGTCCTCATCTAGTTCAGTCGCATCAATTTCACCCCTACGGTACGCATCTACCGAATTACTGATAGATGCACGATGCGCATCATTTGCAGCACTTACGGCAGCATTCGCGTTATCCCACCAATTAACAACGGTATTTTTCATATTACGAGCAGTAGTGCTTATTTGATTAGCCGCCCTAGATGCTTTATCTTCTACGCCATTTGCTACCCATTCCGCATTATTCTTAATGCCGTCCCATAATGTAGGCTTAGGTACATTATCCGCATCATAGCCGTATTCGGTTGTTATATCTTCAAAGGCGTTGCCGCTATTAGCATTACTACCATAACGACTTGTAATATCATCAAATGCACCCATTGTTTACCTCTTTGTTTAATAAGACTTTAACCACGATTTATAATTACCATAACCAGCCGCATCAAGTTCCGCTGCTATCTGATCATCACTCCAGCCTTGCGCTGATAGTTCGTTCATTCGCTTGGAAACCGCCGCTTGTTCCTCAGCTGAATAGGTAGGTTGCCGTTTAACCGTTGGTCCACCACCAGCCGTTGGCGTACCGTTTAATGCACCTTGTAATTTGCCATAATAAGGACTTTCGCTTTCGTCCTTATCTGGATTAGCTTTAACCCATGCCGTATGTTGTGCGGATAGTGTACGCAATACTTGTGCATTATATCCGCTAGTGCCGGACTGTGTAGCCGTTGGCGGTTTAACGTGAGTACCTACATATTTCATTGTGCCGTCTGTGCCAACAATATATGTTTTACCGTCCGGCATAACTTTAATATTCTTAGCACCAAAGTTACCGATATTCTTCATTTGGCCGTCTGGTGCCATTACGAATACTTGGCCATTAGCAAATTGTTTAGCTTCAACCTTGCCATAACCGCCCATATCTTGGATAGTACCATCGCCCATGTTGTATCGTACAATGTGGCCATTTTGAGCGGATGCGAATTTATAATCCGGTTTATCAAGAGCCGCAATAGAATTCAAGTTATTCATATCAATCGTATTAGCACCGATTTTTCCGGCTAGATAGTTATATCTAGCAACTGCCGGCGCCAATCCTTTAACACGTTTCGTGTTATAGGTATCTACAACCGGGTTGCCGTCTTTATCTTGCGTAAATACAAGATTGTTTAAGATTTGTTGTCGCATTGGTTCAAGCACTTTTTCTTGATACTCGTTGACTTGTTGCGTGTACATAGTATTTACGTCATTTTGGTATTGATCATTCGCAAGGCTTTGCGCCGTCTTGAAATCAAAACCAGCTTTGACAAGGGCGAGTGTATTCGCCCCTAGTCTTTTACGTGCTTCACTTGTTACAGTCGCTTTGTCTGGTATGGAATATTGGCCCGGCGCTTTATCCTCGTTGGTATTACCACTTTCTACCAATTTGGGCGCCCCACGAAAAGGGTTATTTGCCCTTTGTTGCATCATTTCTTGATACGTTTGCGGTAAACCTGTATTAATACCAGTATTATTTAGGTTTTGGAAATTCCATAACCCCGTGTTTTGTTGTTGAACTGGTGCAGCCGGTGTATCTGTGTTAGCTTGCATCGGTTGTGCTGGTGCGGCTGGATTTTGGCCGCCCCATAATCCGATATTGTTCTTTTGCATCAAGTTATTGGCGAATGTGTTGTTAGAATTTGACAATAACTGGTTAATTTGGCCGGCGCTATTAGGTTGTTGCATACCCATTCCCGCCATACGGTTATTATTATCCATAATTTGCGGGGTGTTCGGGTCTTGTTCTCCGCCAGCACCACCGCCTAACATTGCTTGATAGCCTTTAGCCATTTTATTATTCTGCAATGCACCTAAACGATGTGAGAAATATTGACCGGCCAATTCGCCCAACGCCGCCCACGGTTCAAAGTCTTTTACGTAGATAACGCCCATTGTGTTATTCCTCTACTTTCTCCGATTTCTTACCTTCGGAAGTTTTCTTTGTTGTTTTTTTGTCTGTTACTTCGTCAGTATCTTCCGGGTTTTTATCTGTTTGATCGTTTGTTTCATCTGTTCCCTCACCGGTTCCTTTATCGTCTTTTTTGCCGGTGTTTTCAGATTTTTTCTTTGCATCTGCAATCGCTTTCAATTCTGCTTCATTAATGCCTTCTGCCATAATACCGTTGGCATAGAATAAATTATCGCCAGTACATTGCAATTCAAATACCTGTTCAGTATTGCCGGTTGGTTCGCATACTGTAACAACTTGATAGCCATGTACCGTCATAATTGGCTCACCGATTACAAGTTCTTCAACCAATTTAAGACCTTCCGGAGTTAATACTTTTTCACTACCTGTAGTAACAACATTACAATCAACAGTTTCAAGGCGATGTGTTTCTTTTTCGCCCATATCATGCAATGCAATTACATCATTTACCGCACCCAAAGTGATAACGGTATCACCATTTACAAACGCTTCAATAACCTTGCCACCTTCTGGCGTTGCAATTTCAGTACCCGCTACAAAACAAAAACCTTTCATAAGACCTCCTAAAAATCCACCGCTACCTTGCTTAACCATTGTTTGTGCTGGTTGTGCTAGGCCATAGCGTAATGTCATATATCTGTTTAATAAATCTTCTTGATCCGCGTTATTTAACTGGCTCATAGAATAGTAATCTTTAGCCGGTTGAATAGCTGCGCTTTGTGTTGTTGCGCCTGTATTAATAGGGTTTTGCGCTAACCCCTCACGCTGACCGATAAGGCCCGCCGAAGTACCAGCATTATTCATTTGATTTGTATAACCTTGATTTAACAAATTCGCTTGATTTACGATGCCGTTTTGTTGGTTGTTATAGGTATTACCCCAAAGGCCCATTTTTGCACCGATACCACTCAAACTATTATTAAATGCTTGCGAATTAAGCGCCGCCGCTTGGCCTAAATCATTTGAGTATTGTGCCGCAAGTGTATTTGATGCGTTCTTGCTAATATCATTCAATGCATTATCTGTGATTGAAGAATTAACAATACCGCGACTCGCTAAGCCAGAAACTGCATTACCTACCGTAGCCTGTAAATCATTATTTAACGCTTGTCGTCTAGCATCTGCATAAGCCGTAGGAAGTTGGCCATTGGTAATACTATCCATTGCGTTTTGATTTTTCAATAATGCGCCGTTGTATTCATTCGCTAGTTGCCCCGCTCCATTGTTCATAGTATCAACGCTGGCCCCTAACTGATTTGCATAACGTGCGTTATCCGTTAAGCTCTTGGCGCCAGCCGTTGCCACTTGATTTTGTAATGCAGCTAATGCATTTTGGTTGCCTTTATTGGTTCCCAAATATGCATTGTACATTTGGCGGTATTCCGGAGTGATTACATTGTTTAAGGCTCTATCGCCCACGCCTTGCAAGGTATTAGCGCTTTGATTGGTTTTATTAATCCAATCCATTTGCCCTTGTAAGAGTTGCTTTTCTTCTGGGCCGGCTGGTGGTAAATTAGCACCTATGCTTTGCACCTTTGATTTTTTGCCGCCACCGCCAAAAAATTGCAAGTCAAATTTAAACATGCTTTTCCTTTCTACAAAGTAGCTTCAAGGTGTTTACGCACCGTTTTTAGTACCTTGTAATTAAAACCATTATAGGTATAGTCCATATGCGGAACACGTTCCATGTTCCACTTTTTAATGAAACCGCGCACGCTGCGATGTGTTGCCGTTACAATTACATCAAGATCATTCAACTTCATTACTTCAACAATGTATTTTCCTATTACTTTCATATCGCCGTATGTTTGCCAGATAGTAAAATACCGTTCGCCCTCATGTTCGTTGATACTCCAGAATAAGAAACCCGCATTAGGAAACCATTTAAAGTAGTAGTTATATTTATCTTTGTAATTGTTGTTTTCATCAAAATAAAAACCATCAAGGCTGATACGTTCGCCCGTGCGCCGTTCATAGTCTTTTATCATATGCTCTAAGCTATCAAGCTGCATTGTTATTCCCCTATTCGCTCGATTATAAAAGTAATATCACCATGCAACCTACGTTGATATCCATTGTATACTCCCGGAATTGTAACCCATATTCTATGAATAACCACTTCTTGGTTGTATTCTATAGTTACAGGTGCTTCTTGGCTTGTATTTATAGCGAAAGTATCACTTGTTGTTTTTGTTCCCGTTATATTTTGGGTATAAGTAACCCTATATTGCCCTTTTGGCAAAAATACATTTTCCTTGTATTTCCCATTGCCTCTACCGTTCCGGCTCCATGAAAACGAAACGAATTCAATCGGATCATATTGAATAGAATACGTTCGCCCATCTTTTTCGATTTTTAGCGGTGTTGATACATCACCATAACGCGCATAGTATTCACGCCCATTAAATGGAACAGTTATATACTTACCACGCGTTACGCTTTTTTCTTCGTGCAACCCGAACCGAAATATTTGGCCGTTCTTTTCTAGTACTAGATTAAGCATATTATTCAATCCTCAATTTAGCGCCATTGGGGAATGTTAGCGTGTTATTATTTTCAAACGTTGCCACGCGCTCCCATGATTGATACCCTTTTTCGTTGCCGTCCGCATATCGGATATAGAATGAACCGGAGTTAGTAAAGTACATTTGAACGCCGTATTTATCGGTTGCATGCCACGGCATAGCAACGCCCGTTCCCCAATTATCTTTACCAAATACGTTAAACTCGTTTACTTTACCGAATGTAAAACCGCTATAACCGGTGTTACCATTTGCAATGCCGTCAAAGTCTATACCATCGCTTTCAAGGGCCTTAATTGTTAAGTTCCCCGTCATAGTATCGCCGGCCTTCTTAACGCACGTTGCAACGTTATCCGCCGTTGCAGCTGAATTAGCACGCGCTGCATGTGTTGCTTCGGCTACTGTATCAGTTTTTTTGTAATAGGTTTCGCCTAGTCCGTTTATAGTATCGGTAATGGTTTTTAATGTACGTGTTGGATTGCTAGTAAATTTTTCGTCGCCAGCTATCTTTTTAATAGCTTCCGCCATTTGATTAAGAATATCTGTAATTAAATAGTCTTTACCATCTACAGTACGTTTGCCAATTACCGCATCAGTTGCCGTATTTAAGTATGGATCATAATACTTAATCGACTTCACACGTGTTGCATCTGTAACGGCGATTGCTACTACTACACGTAGAATGTTTTTCCAGTATGTGCCGGTGTATACATTCATTTTTTCGCTTGTAGTATTGTAATACATCTTATCCGTTGCCGCTTCCGGTGCGTTTGGTTGTCGTAGTGGTTCTAGCGTTGTACTGCCATAACTTAGGCCGCCAGATGCGGAGCGTTCAATATACAAATACGATGTACTATTGGCCGGTAGGCTCCATGCACTTTGCTTGCGGTTAATAGTTTGAATATAATCAACCGCGCCGTAATCGTTGAAGCCGTCAGCAAATGAAACAAGAACAGGCGTTTGACTTCCGTCAATCATCACGCTTAGATTATCGCCAGTTAAAAAAGCGAATTCACCATTACTTACTTTGCCACTTAACACGCGATTGCGTAGGCCACCGCCACCGCCACCGCCACCGCCACCGCCACCGCCACCGGATTTTAACTCCATTGCTTGTGCGATGTTCAATAATTCGTTCCGGTTTTTCTGTATACTTTCCGGAACTGTATCACCCTGTGGTGTAATATCCAAAGGGTATTTTTCTTTATAAGCCATTATTAAACCTCTTCATATGTATAATCTAGTTGGCGTAATGAAATCGCGCCCTTTTGAACATTGATTTTGAATTGTACATTGCGGTTAGCACCGCCGCCAATCTTATAAGCCTTCGTGTATTCATTGACGTTCATCAACGCTTTATAATCGTAGGTCTTAAAGTTCGCGTAGTAGGTTTTGATTGCTTTACTAGCGAATTCAATTGGCTTAGGTTTCTTATTAGAAATGCCAATAGTGCCATAACCGGGAATAAGATTATGCGTTACAAAGTTATAGTTCATAATTAGTATGAACTGCCTAGTTGCAAGCCTGTTACCACTTACTATTGACGTCTGAATTTGTACGCTATCATCTGTATCTATGGTTTCGTCAAGAATGCCAATTTTATTGCCGTAAGCTATGTATACTTCTTTATCTACATTCACCGCATCATTGATGTTGTGCGTGAATTTACGCGATGTAAAAACGCCGCGCCCGTCCTCATAGCGTGGTAAATAATGATAGATAAATACTGTATCACCGTTATATGGCTTAATCCATATTTGTTTACGACTGGATATATGCCATACATCACAATCTTTTGTAATGTATTTCAATAGATACGAGTTTATATTCAATCCGGTTTCAAATGGTTGAATTTCTGCATAAGTATTAGTAGGCATAAAAGACATAAACCCTTGATTGCCTAAATAATAACTGCGATCATCAACACTCACCGTTGCACCGCTACAATACCCAGTAGAGGATAACGGATATACAGTTAAATTCCGTGCATCTGGCGTGCCAACAACTTGATACACACGCCCATATTCCTTATATACGATAATTGCACGTGATAAGAAATCTATGGCAATAATACTGCCTTGGTCTTTATACCCAACATCCACATATTGCGCACTAGATGCATCATTATTGTTGTGAGTCCATGCGTTGTAGTCACCTACTGCCGACCAATTCAACCGATGTGAATGAGTCGATGCAATCAGCACACGTCCAGAATGACTGGATACTATATCACACACAGGACTTTCGATAGTAGCCAATTTACCAGCACCGGAGATAACTTGTAATTTATCACCGCTCGCGATGAGAATATCACCACCAAATGCATGATATTTCGGTTCTCCTGTACCGTTTAACGTGCCTAGTAATGTATTAGTATTGAAATCAGTAGAATATAGATTTCTACCGCTGGAAAAGTACCATTTGTTACGATAGACATCATAATATAGCGTTTCTACCGGTAATCCGAAATCATACAACACACGAACACCAGGAACAGTACGCAAGGCGTTATCAGTCCTATCAAATTCGCATTGTCTAGCCTGTGTTAAGGCTTGCACGTCGATATTTTCCGGTGGGTTGCTCCAATCAAGGCCCAATCTGAAACCATTTGTCATGGCTACTTGTTTTACGCCCATTATGTTATACCCCGTGCCGCCTTAATTTGTTCTGTGATGTAGTCGATGAAGGTCTTATCATATGCAGCGTAATCAGTCATAAGAGATTTTTTCTTCACCATAAAGGATATAAGCTGCACTAAATATTGATGAAAGAATTCGGAAAACGGAATAGTATCGTCTAAATCATCAATGTGATTTTTACGTACGCTATAAAAAACTTGATTAACCGTTTCACCGTCATAGGTTTCAAATGTGCCGTTAATGATGCGGATAGGATACCCGGTTTTAGGCACAAACCCCATAAAATCAGAAGGAACTGCCCTTTTATCTGGTATATCCATATTCTTTACTACTTCACGTTCTTTAATGCTAACTAGAATAGTTGTTAACCAGTCAATAGCTGCGTTAATGTACTGGATATATTCTAGTTGTTCATCAAGGATTTCGTTTGACTCTACATTAACGAGAGTAATCAATTCGCTTACTACCATAATTCCAGTATCCTTCCGCAATTACACTATCATTGTTACCTAACCCATTATTAATTGATTGCAACGCACTAACCATATTTGCCGAAATTCCAGAAATATCAAGGTTCATCACTCTATATACGATATAGTCAACTAATAACGTTTCTAGTTCTGCCGGTAGTCCGCTATCATCTTCTAGCATCTTATATCCCGCAGTCTTTATATAATCAACGGTGATTTTTTGCTCTTTATCTGCATCAAATACTACCGTTTGCAAATTCAATACTTGGTACCTATCTACTTCCGCATCATCTGCTTTAACTTTCAATATGCTAATACATTGGAAAGGCAAAGTGATCCGTCCGTTTCCGGTGCCCTCAAATGTTCCTGTTGCAAGGCTCGGGCAATATTGACCGATTAGGGCATTTAACAGGTGATTTCCCTCGTTGTAATACTCCAACAAATAATACGGAGTATATTGTTCTTGCGATGTATCGCCTATTTGCATGAACGCCCTGTTTAATATGTGCTTTACGTTCATATTCACCCCATATAAGAATAAAGGCGGGTGTTACCCCGCCTAATATACTTACGCTTCTACTACGCCACCAGTCATAACATTGATTACGCCGTAATCTTTGCTATTGAATTTGGACTTTTCAATCGCACCATAGAAAGCGATGCCGTTACCTTCTACGTTGCCGTAATCGTCCACTTGTTTGATATGTTTAGCCGGACGAGATACCGCAAAACATGCCGCTTGTTTACCTAACAACAAGTTGTGGCATACGTTAGCATTAGATGCGCCTGTTTTGTCATTCAATACACGTTCATATTCGTACAAAATAACGCCGTCATATTCGCCTAACGCGCCTGTGAAAATAGGGTTTTTAGAACCACGAACGTTGGCGTTTTGTTGTGCTGCCAACCATTTTGCATCATCTTTCAAATCACGAGCTGCCCAAGGAGAAACCAACATAATGAATTTGTCCATGCCGTCAACTTTAATAGGTTGTACTTTAGGGCCGTGCATTTGTGCTTTACGTTTAGCACGAGAAATGAGTGTAGTTGTTAGCTTATCGTTGGCCGTGATAGATGCTTGCGTGCCGGCAGCAGAAGCGTACAATGTTTCACCAGCGGTAGGAGATGCGGAAAGTTTAGCGATTAACTTGTTATCTTGCCAATCAGCTAACCATTGTTTCAATGCACCTTTGATTTCTTTTAACATATCGTATTGTGTTTTTTGGTCGTCCGCTTCATAGCGAGATACCGCATTACGTACTAATTGAGTTGTAACTGTGAAGTCATAGATATTCAATGCTTCTTCGTTACCGGTTAAAGTAGCACGGTTACCTTCAACACCGGCACCGCTTAAATTCATCATCAAGCCGAATGTTACTGCATCACCTTTTACGCCTGTAAGGTCTTTGTTTTTGTGTACTACATTAGATCCGTCAAGAGCCGTGAATTTATCGAAAAAGGATTCTTTCAAACCTTCATGCCATACCTTTTTAGTCCAAATTTTAGGGACTAACGCCGCTGGGATAGTTACTTGATTTCTTTGTTCTGCCATATATTACCTCTTATAATTCGTCAAAATATTTTCGTACATCGTCCGGCAATGCATCAAGATTGCCTGTGTCATACGCTTTCAAAATATCTTCTTCCGTAACCTTATTAGGTGTAGGAACGCCACCATTGAGCGCACCAGCCTTTGGTAATGTCGCCGCTACTTCTAGTGGGTTGTTTGGTACTTCGGTACTTGTTGCCAATTCATTTTGTACTTCTTTAACAAACTTCCTAATTGTTTCAAAATCGGCTTCCGTGCCTTCACCAATATCAACGCGATAAAAGGCATCGTTAATCGGTTGCGCATCACGCATTGTCATTCCGTTTAACTTATCCAAACCGCGCTGATATAATTCACCAAAGTTTGGTAACGATTTAATTTCATTTACGAAATTTAAGTTTGTTTGTCGTTGTTGATGTACTGCGATTTGCTGATTAGTGATTGCGTATTCTGCGTTAGCTTCAAAGCGAATGAATTCGTTGTACTTTTCAGCATCTTCATACATCAAACCTTCTAAATCTTCCGCCGTCATATTAAAGCGCTTCAACGCTTCACGGCGTACAAAGTCGCGAATATTTGATACTTCCTCTTGTGGCAATTCAATAGGCTTTTGTTGCGCTTCAAATTGTCTAGCACGTTCTTCCGCCGCTTTACGTCTTGCGCGTTCCTGTGCAAGTGCCGCTTTTAAGTTCTGATCGTTCGCATGAGTTTCTTCCGTTTCTTCGTTAGTGTTCGGCGTTTCTGTTTCTACTTCCGCATCATTCGCATCACTTTCCGGTGTTTCAGTAGAGGGAACATCGTTCACACCTTCCTGTGTATTCGTTTCTTCGGTTGTTTCTTCCAGTTCTACGCCCGCGTTTTCTAAATCTTCCGGAGTGAAACCAACTTCTTCGATGTTTACTAAATCTTTTTCCATATCAAATACTCCTTTGCCTTTTAACGTCATTGCCGGACGAATATAAGAATATGGCAGTTTAACGCCGTTGCCGGGCGAGTATATACGTGCAAGTAGTTTAACGCCGTTGCTTAGGGCGAAATATAAAAAACGCCCCATATAGGAGCGTTTTGTTATTGTGTTGATAGTTTATATTACATGCCGCCTAAATCGTTCATAGGCGGCAAAATTGGCGGTGCATTTTGAATGTTTTGTTGCTTACCTTTCAAGGCTAACCGTTCCGCCATAATTTGTTGTGGTGAAATCTCAACCCCTAGCGTTTGCAAGTACATGCTTAATGCTTCCGCTGGCATATCATCTAAGCTGCCGCTAACACGCAATTCTGGCATAGCTGGCTTTTCTGCTGCTTGCTGAATACGCTTCTTAACGGCTTCTTTTTCTGGGAAGTCCATAAAATCAAGGATAATATCCATAGGAATATCAACGCCGGATTTCTTAGCTTCCAATAATTGATATAGGTTAGCTTTTCGAGCTGTTGCGCTCGCTTGGCTAGTGCTAATTACAATGTCAAAATCAAAGCAGCTTAAATCATACAATACTTGTTTGATTGGGTTGCCTTCTTCATCTACTTTAGGTTGTCCAAACGGATCCATAATAATTTGTTCTTGCATTGGCTGGCCTAATTCAGGCTGAATTTGTACAAATTCCTTCTTGCCGTCATCGCCTAAAATTCGCATTGCTTTTTCTTGATTGTAGAATTGTGGAATTAAACCCGGAGCGTTCTTTTCACCCCACAGTAATTTGACAATCTGCAATTCTGCTTCTTTTGTCTGTGCGAATATATCCGCCGTTTGAACGGTGGTTACTGATTGTCGCAAGTCGATTGCCTTGCCACTCATAGAACCAATGCTGCCGGAAAGGCTTTCCGGAGTGATGCCGCTAATCGAATAAAAATCGTTATCCGCTTGTTGTTCTAAGGTTAAACTAATAGCGCTATCCATTGACGGTGTACCGTCTTGGAATGTAACACCCGGTTTCAAGAATATATTTGCTCCCGGTGTTGTGCTTTTCTTTTCAATCGTTTTCTTATCGTGCTCATCTATCTGACCTTGCCAGAATTTCACACCTAAAGACTGCTGATTAACAACGTGCATGCGTTGACTTCGGTTCTTGTTTTTTTCCCTTTGTGCATCTTTAAGATCGCGAACAACGCCGGCCGGTTCTAGTTCATCATCTATTAATTCACCCGTATAGTAGCAATATTCACGCACTAGCGGGAATTTACCGTGCTTATAAGGACTTTCGCCCTCTTCTAGTAGTACACTATCGGAGAACGTTGCATATCTGATTTTAGTATCTGGTATGCTAGTAGGTTTCTTGCCTGTAGCTAGTAACACAACAAATAGCGGGTTATTTTCATCAATTAGGCCCTCTTTTGTCATATATACATTCTTTTTGCCGTATTCCTTGTACCAGTATTGAACTACACGAACCTTTTTATACTTTTCGTTGTACCATAACGCTTCACCATTAATGGTTTCAACCGTGCCGGCTTCTAGTTCTGTATCGTCATATTTATGGCTTAACAAATCAATTTCATTAGCTTTATCCGGGTATACCTGTTTCAGCTTTCTTGTGCTTTCCCAACTATACCGGCCAACGAATTGCGCATCACTTAGATTTTCTTCTGTGCTTTCCGGATCTACGAAAACGTCAAACGGAGAAACACGTTCGATTTTAATTGCTCCGTCTAATTTTTGGTAATCAAATTCATAGCTTACCCAGTAGTTGGCTAAACCGCATATGATTTTATCTCGGAAGCATTTACCTTTATTTCGTTGATAGTGTGCGCGGTCTAAGCAGTATTTTGTAATACCTTTTGCCACTCGACTGATGCGGTCATCTTCTTCAGAGCGTGGTAAGAAGTCCGGTTCTGTTTCATTCTGTGATGCATAACCGCATAACAAATTAACAGTTGCCCGTATTCTATTGATTGTGATTACAGGGCGGCCAGCTTCACGCATCTTTTTTAAATCGGCATCTTCCCATTGCTTGCCTTGCATAAATGCGTAATCTTCGGCAGCACTTTGCCGCCAGTTTGACGTAGCACTTAATGCGCTTTTAACGTTCGCCTTTGCTTCGTATATATCGAATGTTTGTTCTATATTCATTACTCCACCATTTCAGAACCGTATATCATATCGTACATTTGTTCTATTTGCCATTGTGGCATAGCTTGCGCAAATTTCGCTAGTTCCGCATCGGTGTATTTCGCCGGAATAATAACGCCCTTTTCTTCGCGTTCGCCATATTCCGACTTTAATACTCTAAAAGCGTAATCACGCAACGCCCTTTCACTCATACGCCCCATGCAGTAACTTCTCCTTCTGTTTCATCATCATATTTATAACCGTCATTAAATGGTTTCTTCGGTTTCTTAGGTGCAATAGATCTGCTCATACAAAAATACCTAAACTCATCATATGCATGATCCTCTTGTGTTGTATCAACATCTTCCGGCTTGCTTTCGTCATATACTAATTCCGGTAACGTTCTCAAAATATGCTTACATGTAGAGAAGAATTTGATTTTCTTCTCCCTTAGATATGTATGAACCATCATCTTACCCGGAATGCGTTCAGAATTAGACTTTATGAAGTTAATTCCATGACGTGCAAATATTTCAGCAATAGATTCACCTTGAACACTCCACTTCATGCGGTCGTCTTTCTGCCATATTGCTCTATCGGCTATGTCATATGCGTATGTTTCACCCTTACTTAATCTAGCCATTTCGGCAGCCACTTCATCGGGTGTTAGTTTTAACCCTACATCTGGCTCACCTGTGCAACCGTAATATTCACGGTAGCAATGCGCTACACCTTCATAATCAATA